AAAACTTAAATCACATTAAAGAAAACGTTGAACTATTTAGAATGTGGGTAGCTAACAACGAACACTTACAAAACTCAATGGATGTATTACAACCAGTTATTGAAGTTTACAACGAGGAGTTCCCACAACAAGCTATCGGACTATCAAACTGCAAGGAATGTTTATTAGATATGTTACGTTGGGCCATCGGGCTAACTAAAGAAGAAGTTAAAAAGAAAAAAAATGAAATATAACTATATTACTTACACAACTTTACCTCCAACATTTGACTGCTATACAAGTTCACTTATCGGAACATTCTATATTATACTGAATTAAATGGCAAAGACTAAAGAACTAACAATCAAAAAAACATTCGGTAAACGAAAGGTTGGTAAAGCAAAGAAATCAATTTGTAAAAGAGATCGTAAAACTAAACCAAACAAAGGACAAGGATGAAAATAGAATTAAAAAAGCTAAGCGATTTAAAGCCAGCTCCATATAATCCAAGACAAAGTAATGCCGAACAGGAAAAGCAATTAAAAAGCTCACTTGAAAAGTTTGGAGTTGTCGAACCTATTATCTTTAATAAACAAACAGGATTTATAGTTGGCGGACATTTTAGGATAAGAGAATTAAAAAAGTTAGGTTATAAAGAAATTGAATGTGTAATAGTTGATTTAAACGAAGCGGATGAAAAAGAATTAAACATAAGATTAAATGCTAATACAGGAAGTTGGGATTGGGATGAGTTGGCAAATAATTGGGATAGCGAATTGTTATCGGACTGGGGATTAGAAATACCTGGATTCGAACCCACAATATTAGAAGCTGAAGAAGATGACTTTAACGTTCCTGAAGGTGGAATTGAAACCGATATTGTTTTAGGCGACTTGTTTGAGATAGGTGAACACCGTTTACTTTGTGGAGATAGTACAGATAGCGACCAAGTGGCAAAGTTAATGAATGGAAATTTAGCAGATATGTGTCATACAGACCCTCCATATAATATAAACTATGAAGGTGGAAGTAAAAAAAGAGAAAAAATAGCTAATGATAAATTAGATGATTTTCCACAATTTTTATATGATGTTTATACAACAATATCAACTGCATTAAAAAAGGGAGGTGCAATTTATGTATGGCACGCATCTACTGAAACACATAACTTTATTCAACAATTTTTAAATGCAGGATTTTTATTTAAATCATACATAGTTTGGAATAAAAATAATTCAACATTTGGAAGGTCGGATTATCATTGGAAACACGAACCTTGTATTTATGGTTGGTTAGATGGTGCATCACATACTTGGCACGGAGATAGAAAACAAACAACAGTATGGGATATAGATAGACCATCTCGTTCCGAAGAACATCCTACAATGAAACCAATACCATTATGTTCTAAACCATTAGAAAATTCATCAAAGCAAGGTGATATAATTTTAGATGTATTTTTAGGCAGTGGTTCAACAATGGTAGCTTCGCATCAACTAAAACGTAAATGTTATGGAATGGAATTAGACCCGAAATATTGTCAAGTAATAATTGACCGAATGAAGAAGTTAGACCCAACGATTAAAATTAAAAGAAATGGAATTGAATTAAAGTAATCACCGAAACTACACCGAATGAATAAAGAAGATAATTTAAAACCACAATGGCAACAAGGCGAAAGTGGTAATCCAAATGGCAGACCAAAGGGAAGTAAAAACCGAGCTACAATAGTTAAGAAATGGTTAGAGGTAAATCAAAACTTAAAGAATCCTTTAACAGGGCAAGATGAATTTTTAACACAAGAAGATTTAATTACTTTGGCAATTATCAAAAGAGCAAGGGATGGTAATGTAAACGCTTACAATGCTTTAATGGATAGTGGTTATGGCTCACCAGCTCAAACAGTAAATCAAACAATAACTGAATATCCTATATTCCCTGGAATCGATTTGAATGTTGATAAAGACGACAGCTCAGCGGAAGATATTTAAACTCAAAAAAAGGGTTAGAATTGTTCGTGGAGGTACTTCAGCTTCCAAGACATTTAGTATTATACCCTTTCTAATTACTCACGCTTACAACGAACCTAATAGCGAAATAAGTATAGTTGCTGAAACCATTCCACATTTAAAACGTGGGGCCTTAAGGGACTTTTTAAAGATAATGGATTTAGTCGGTTTGTACAATGATGCAAGTTTTAATAAGTCAAGTTTAATTTATACGTTTCAAAATGGTAGCTATATTGAGTTCTTTAGTGCGGATAGTGAAAGCAAATTAAGGGGTGCTCGGAGGGATGTATTATTTGTAAACGAGTGTAATAATATAACTTGGGAGGCCTATTATCAATTAGCCATTCGAACTCGAAAGTTTATTTATTTAGATTACAATCCTGTTTCTGAATTTTGGGTGGATAAAGAATTGATTAATGATGTTGATTCCGAAATGGTAATACTTACCTACTTAGATAATGAAGCACTTGATAAATCAATAGTTCGTGAAATTGAGAAAGCAAAAGAGAAAGCTAAAACATCAAAATATTGGGAAAACTGGTATAAGGTTTATGGCTTAGGGCAAATCGGTACGTTACAAGGTACGGTCTTTGAGAATTGGTCGATTGCTCCATCCATTCCTAAGGATGCTGAATTGATTGCTTATTCTTTAGACTGGGGATATTCAAATGATCCTACAGCTTTAGTTGCTTGTTATAAATCAGGCCAACAATATTACTTCGATGAATTGATTTATCAAACTAAACTAACCAACTCAGATATTATTGACAAACTAATTAAACTCGGAGTATCGGAATATTCAGATATAATTGCTGATAGTGCCGAACCTAAGTCTATTGAAGATTTAAGGCGTAGAGGTTTTTCAGTAAGTCCAGCTAAGAAAGGACCTGATAGTATACGTGCTTCAATATCTTTATTGCAAGAAATTCATTTTAAGGTAACTGAGAATAGCACTAACTTAATTAAGGAACTTAGGAACTATTGTTGGGATGTAGATCGTGATGGAAATAAAATGCAAAATCCTGTAGATGACAATAACCATGCTATTGATGCGATTAGATATTTGGCAATGAATAAGTTAAGTTCGTTATCGGACTGGATGGACTTTGAATAATTAATATAAATCCTAACCAATGGTTCGGAAAACAAAAGTAAAATTTTAAACGTTATATATATATGATTCCAACAAATGTAAACAATTTAACTATTAAGGAGTTTATTGAATACGAGAACATTCGAACTTCTAGTTTAGAAAACATTGACAAAATTATTCAGATAGCTTCTAGCTTTACTGACATTTCGGTATCGGAATACGAAAACATGAGTTTTAACGAACTTGAAAAAGTAAAGAGTAAAGTATTACTACTAATCAATAGTAAACCCAACACAAGGTTAAAGAATACGTTTTGGCATGATGGGACAAGATACAAAGCTTGTAAAGATGAAAAAGATTTTAAGACAAATCAATACACTGCATTAAAGCAATATGAAACCGATGTCATTAATAACTTGCATAAAATATTAGCTTTGATATATGTTAAGTGTCCTGTATTTAGTAAGTATAAATTTAACTCCGATAACGTTGAAGAAATAAGTGATGTTATTTATAATTATGGAAAGGTGGGTGATGTCTATGGCACACTTTTTTTTTACTCGAACAGGTCCGAAAAATTGAAAGCGGATTTGTTGAACTCTTTGGAGGAGGTGCAGAAGGAGATAGCGATTCACATGGAGGAAGTGAACAGGGAGTTAAAAGCTTCAGGCGAGAATATGGTTGGTACTTTATAATCGATTCAATTACTGGTGGCGATCCTTTTAAAGAAGATGAACTAATGGAGTGGTCGATAGCAAGGTTTTTAAATCGGATTCAATACATGAAACATAAAGCGGAGAGTGAACAATTTGCACAAAGTATAAATGAATGAAGTTGAAAAAATATTAGAAGCATTTGGAACTAAGGTAGTAGTTGATTTGCGTAAAAGCTTATCGGACAAACTACAGGCTAAAGCATCAAGGTATCAAAGTAAATATAATAGCGGTTCTACTAACCCTGGTGAAAGTGCTTTGGGTGCTTCAATTAAATATAGGATAGTAGATTCATCTGATGGGATTAAGTTAAACGTTTTATTAAATGATTATTGGGAAGCTGTTGATACTGGTCGTAAACCAGCTGGGGTTCTTAAAGAAGCAAAGATTGATAAATGGATAAAGAAACGTAATATATTATCTAGTTTTATAAAGAGTAATTTAGAAGATAGAATTGAAAATCAAAATAGAAGAAATAAAACTAATCGTGAAACAAAGGTATTAGAAAAATTAACTTTTGCTGAAGCATTAAAATCATTGGATTATTTAGTACGAAGAAAAATACAAAATAAAGGATATGAAGGCATTCACTTTTTTAACGAAGTAATGGAAGATGGAAGGCAACAACAATTAACTAAAGATATAGCAGCTGCTATGAAAAAAGACATAGAGATAATAATTAAGACTAATAGATATGAAGAGACATAAAAATAATAATAAATACAAATAGATATGGCGATAACAATACTTAGTAAACCAACTGATGCATTATATTACGGTTATGTACCTTGTTATAATAATCAATGGTTTGTAGCTTCGAGTTCACAAACAGCTTCAGCTAACTTTAAATATTACATAGTAGTAACGGACATATTAAGTGGTTATAGTGTAACCGAGAAGTTCTTACCTAATCCTAGTGGCAAGCTTCAATTCGATGCTTCAAAGTTTAGTGAACTACTAATGACTAATTACATTCCTGTTAATGTTTATGGGTTCCAACAAAATACAAGTATTCGTAAGATACGAGTTAACATCGGTGAGATTTACGGCTCTACTTTACCAGGAACTATTTATTCGGGAACTGATATTGATTATAATGTTTGGAATGGTAGTTTAGAAATGCTTACATTTTCGCAATACAACAGTAAAAATTATACTTGGGATTTAAGTACAACTCCTAATCTTAATTATCCTGTTTTGTTATCGGACTTAGCAGATGACTACACGTATAATAATAGAAGTAACTTTTTATATTGGATGATGCTTGAGGGACAAACTGATTTACCTAAAATCTATTTAAGAACTTATAATGCTGCGGGATCAGTGTTAAATACTTATACGATAACAAATAGTGTAAGCACAGGAACTTATCGAACTAATATGGTATGTATTGATGTCGGTAAAAAGGGCATTGATGGGATTAATGCAAGTTACTTAGTAGGTGTAGAATATTACGATATAATGGCTGAGATAAATTCAGAAACTGCACCATTCAAAATTAAAAGATATACAATAAAATGCAGTCCAAGATTTGATGTATTTACACTTCACTACTTATCAACTACAGGAGCTTATGAAACTTTGCATTGTAGCAAGGTCTCGGAATTAAACTCTACAAAAACAAGTACTACTTTTAAACGCTCACCTTGGACTAATGTGTCTAATGTAATGACTTTGGATTATTCGGTAGCTGTAGAACAACCAACTATTGTAAACGTTCAAAATGGATTAAAGTTAAATAGCGATTGGGTAACTAGAGCAGAATTATTAAAGTATAAAGATTTGTTTTCTTCTCCCGATGTTAAATTAGATTTGGGAACTGCTCAGGGTTACGCATCAGTAAAAGTAACTAATGGAACTTATGTATCTAAGAATAACGATAAGCTAAGAAATTTAACTTTTGATTTATTATTTACTCACAATAACCAAAGACAAAAAGGATAATGAACGATATAAAGATTTTATTATATACACAAGATGCAACTCCGATTGAATACGATGTAAGTTATATTGATGAGATTCCAATTAGCTTTAACTTTTTAATATCGGACATAAGAAACCCTGATAAAAAGAATGCAAGTTTTTCAAAGACAATTACATTCCCTGGAACTAAGGATATTAATAAATTCTTTGAATTAATATGGAAGTCAAACATTAGTTTAAATTATTTTAATCCTAATAAGAAATGCGACATATATTATTATGTTAATTCGGTACTTCAGTTTAAAGGAGATTTACAACTAATCAAAATAAATGTTGATGATTCAACTGGTGAGGTTGTTTATGAAACTAGCTGTAAGGGAACTATCGGAAACGTATTTACAAAGATAGGAGATAAGTTATTATCGAATCCTGAAGATACCTCGTTTACTAATTGTTTAAATTTTAGCACTTATAATCACAATCTAACTTTTAACAATGTTACTAATAGCTGGGCCACATCAATACAAGTAGCTGGTTCTCCTGTTGCATTTGCTTTAGGTAATGGTTATGTTTATCCTCTTATAAATTATGGTAAGACATCAGTAGTAGCTCCTAATCCTTATAACCAAGTAGCTGAAGCCGATTACAATATAAAGTTCTTTAGGCCCGCATTATATAAAAAAACTATATTAGATAAGATATTCTCCGATGCTGGTTATACCTATACATCAACTTTTTTTAATTCAGCTTTTTACAAAAGTCAAATAATTCCTTCTACAAATGATAAGTATGATAAGTCTCAAGCTCAATTAGCACAAAATCAATTCTATGCTGGTTTAACAACAACTTTATCAACTCCTGTAATAAGTACAACTAATCTTTTTGGTTCTTGGTATTCTAACTCAGTAACACCTCAAACAGTATTATTTAATAATACTAGTACAGCTCCATATAACGATGCTGGTAGCCATTATAGTTCGGGAACGGGTTTTTTTACACAATCAAGTTTTATTAACTATACAGCTGGCTCAACTATTGTTTTTGATTTAGTGATTACAGCTTCAAGTCCTTCAGCAGTTTATGCAAAATTAAATTCATTATTTTTAAATATAGTAATTGAAGGAGCACCGCCAACATACGGTAGTTATAGTTTAATTAGTAGTTCAGTAACTGATTATTTAGTTGGTACTACTTCTAATTTACAAATAGCAGTTGTAGCTCCATCAACAACGGTTGCACCTGGAGGTCCATTATATGTTCAATTTTATTTAAGTAGTATATCTTATGAATTATATCGCTCAGATACAGTTACTCCCGTAAATACAGGAACTTCAACAATAACAGCAAATATAAAAAGTGGCTCAGAGTTTTATGCTAATTACGAAAATCAACAAATAGTTGAAGGCGATTTAGTAGACTTAAATAATGTTTTACCTAATAATATTAAGCAAATAGACTGGTTAATGTCGGAGTTTAAATTGCATAATCTTTATATGGTGCAAGACAAAACAAATGAATATAATTATTTTATTGAAGATAGGGAGAACTTTTATAGTGGCTCAATAGACTGGTCCGATAAAAGAGATTATTCTATGAAGCGTGAAGTATTGCCAATAGGAGAATTAGATTTTTTAAAATACGAATTATCGTATAAAGAAGATGCTGATTATTATAATGATAAATATCAAAATGATTATAAAGAAACTTTCGGAAAACATATAGAGTATGTCGATAATGATTTTATTACTCAAACAAAAGATGTAAGTGTAATTTATTCAGCAACTCCATTAGTTGGTAACTATGTGAATGGATTAGTAATACCTTATATTTTAAAAAATGATAACGGGGTGATAGGTTCTATAGGAGCTAACATACGATCTCTTTATTATGGCGGTTTAATTAATTTAAGTTTTGGAACCTGGAATTTATGGTATTCAAGTGGAAGTTCATCAACAACTTATTCTACTTATCCATTTGCTGGGGATTGCGATAATCCTTATAACCCTACTTTAACTTTAAATTGGGACACACCTCGTGAAATTTATTACACTTATCAACAAGCTACTTATACCGATAACAATTTGTTTAATAGGTTTTATTCTAAAATGATAAATCAATTAACTGATAAGAACTCAAAGATTGAAAGGCGATATTATAATTTAAGTGCTTACGATATTAAGAACTTTGATTTTAGGAATGTAGTTTGGGATGATGGGTATTATATAGTAAATGCGATAAAGGATTACAACTTTATGAAGCCACAATCAACAATGGTTGAGTTATTAAAGTTAACTGATTATACTGTATTTATTCCTGATAATGATATTCAAGTTCCTGGTGCAAATAGAATAGGTAATATAAGTCAATTACAAAATTTAAGTTCTGCAAATGGAAGTAATATTAATTTAGGTTATAATAGTAATATAGTAGGGGGTGATAATAACTTTGTAGCTTCAGGAGCAAATAGCGTTACTTTAACGAACTCAAACAATGTAGTTATAGAATCATCAGTAAGTAATTTTACAGGCGTTAATTTAACAGCCAATAGCACAATAACAAGTGGAGGGATTAACTTATCGGATGCCATTACAATAGATAATTCAAGTGGAAGTTATTTGGCTAAAATAAATACAAGTCAAGTAGTAAAAAAGTCAATAACAATAACAGCGGATTATACCATTGATGGAACTTGTTCATTTTTTTGGGTAAATGCTATTGATGGAAATATAAATATAACTATTGATGCTACTTTATTTATTGATTACGAGTTTACATTCTTTAGAACTGATGCAACTGCTAACCTAGTAAAGTTATACGGAGCTGGAGCAGAAACATTAAACGGGGTGGCATTACCACAAACAATAATAACAGGTCAATATTCAATAATAACAATTAAATCAAATGCAACTAACATCTTTATAATATAATTATGGCAACGGAGAAAATAGGAATAGAAGTCGAGGTTAAGGGAGCTGAAAAATCAATCAGTTCTTTTAAAGATTTAAAAACAGCGATTAAGGCAGCCAAGGATGAGCAGATAGCAATGACTGAGAAGTTTGGTACTACTTCAACTGAAGCTATTAATGCAACTAAAAAATTATCGGAATTAAAAGATAAAGTTGATGACTTAAATGATTCTAGTAAAAGTTTAAAGGGTACAGGATTTGAAATGTTAAAACAAGGATTCGGTCAAGTTCGTGAGGGTTTGATGAATTTAGATTTTGATAAAGTAAAAACAGGATTAACAGCAATGAGTTCGGGGTTTGTGTCTATGGGCAAAGCCGCTATAGCATCTTTACAAGGTATTAAGGGAGCTATTGCAGCAACAGGAATAGGATTGTTAGTTATTGCATTAGGAACTATTTATGCTTATTGGGAAGATATTAAAGGGGTGGTTGATGGGTTGACACCTGAGTTAAAAAAACAAAATGATTTAGCAAATGAAAATTTAAAAACACAGCAAGATAAATTAAGTGCAATAAGTGGCCAAGAAAATATATTAAAATTACAAGGCAAAACTGAAAAAGAAATATTGCAATTAAAAATGAAGCAAACTGATGAAGCTATTATAGCATCGGATTTAGCAATAGCACAAGCAGAACAAACTAAAATTGCACAAGTTGAAGCGTCAAAAAGAAATAAAGATATTCTACAAGGTTTAATAGCTGTAGTATCTGGACCAATAACTCTTTTATTAGCTGGTATTGATTTAGCTGGTAAAGCATTTGGTAAAGACTTTGGATTAGCACAAGGTTTTACAGGAGGTTTAGCAAAAATGGTATTTAATCCTGATGAAGTAGCATCTGAAGGTGATAAAGTAATTGCAGAAGCAAAAGCTGTAAATGCTAAATTAAAAAATGATAGAGCTGGATTACAATTATCAATTAATGCAATAGATACTAAGGCAGTAGAAGATAATAAAAAAGCAAACGAAGATAAACTAAAAAATGCTAAAGATGCTGCGGATAAAGAATTTCAAAATCAATTAGAATTACAAGGTCGATTAAAAGAATTACTAACCGAATTAATTTACGATGAACAAGAAAAAGAAGAAAAAATATTAGAAAATAAATATGTAGCAGAACGTAAATCTTTAGTATCTAAAGGTGCAAATAATGAATTATTAAGTGCTTTAGATGAATTATATTTAAAACAAAAAGGTGATATAACTGATAAATATTTAGAAATAGAAGAAGAAAAAGATAAAAAATTTAAACAAAAAAAACAAGATGATGCCGATGCTGCTAAAGCATTACTTGATGCAGCTGCAAAGAAAAAATCAGATGAAGAAGATGATGCAAGAAAATTAAAATTAGAAAAAGAACAACAATTACAAAGAGATATACTTGAATCGGTAAACATTGCAGCTCAAACAGCTTTATCAGTTCAAAAAACTTTATCGGATACTTATTACATGAAGGAAACTCAAAAAGTAAATAAACTTTATGCTGATAAATTAAAAAATGTAAGACAAGGCTCTAAAGAAGAAAAAGCAATATTAGAACAAAAGGCAGTTGATGAAAAAGACTTAGCTCGTAAACAATTTGAAACACAAAAGAAATTCAATAGAGCAAGTGCTATATTAAATGGTATCTTAGGATTAGGTGCTATCTTTGCAATTCCCGACCCAACATTAGGAATACTTTCTGCAATAAGGGCAGTCGCTTTAGTTGCAACAACAGCCGCAAACGTTGCTCAGATAAATGCTACACAATTTGATGAAGGTGGAAGTTCAGCGGGTGCAATACCAGCAGCAGCAGATGCATCACCAACAACAAGTCAAGCCCCAGCAATATATGGACCAGGTCAAGGTCAGTCAACTACATTCAGTGGAAATCAAAATAATAACTTTGCTCCTGTTAAAGCATACGTTGTAGAAACTGAAAACCGAAGTACAACAAATAGAGTAAACAAATTAGTATCGGAATCAACATACGGATAAATTTAAACGTTATTACAATATGGAATTACCAATTAAGAAAGCAATAATAGATGTCGAAGATTCCGAGATGGGATTAAAAACAGTTAGTTTAGTTAGCGATCCAGCAATTCAAATAAATTGGATTAAGTTCAACAAACAATCTGAAATTAAGTTAGCAATTCAAAACGAAGACAAAAGAATTATATTCACTCCTGTACTTATACCGAATCAATTAATATATCGGAATATAGCTGGTGAGGAATTTAACTTGATGTTCGATAAGGAAACGATTGAACTAGTAGAACAAAAATGGGTTAAAGATAATTTAAGCAGTGCTGTAGATATTGAACACTCAAGTAAATTAATAGAAGGGGTTACATTTTTTGAATCAGTATTATTAAATAATGAAAGATTTGCAACAGCTAAAGGCTTCGAAGGATTGCCAGAGGGAACTTGGTTTTTAACTGGCAAAGTTGAATCGGATGATGTATGGACAAAAATCAAGTCGGGTGAAGTTAACGGTGTTTCGATTGATGGCCTTTTTAAAACAGCTGAAGTCAATAAAGTAACTATGTCAGATGAACAAGTAATAAAAATAATAAACAATTTAAAAACTTTAAACGTTATATAAGCATGGAAACAAATGTTATCTCAAAAATTAAAGACTTTATCATAACTAAACTTAGTGTTGATGAACGTGTGGCCTTAGAAGGTCTTATTCCAGTTGCTGCACCATCTACAATGCCAACTGAAGAAAAAAAACCAAGTACCGAGCAAACACCTGAAGTTAAATTAAAAGAAGCTAAAACAGTTGATGGTTTAGTATTTGCTTATGATGGTGAACTAACTATCGGAACTGCAATTATGGATATTACAAGTGGCACAGCTAGTCCAGTAATGGATGGTGAATACACAATGGAAGATGGTAATGTAGTTAAAATTTTAAGCGGAGTAATTGCTGAAATTGAAAGCAAAAAAGTTGAAGAAGTTGAAGCTCCTGAAGTAGTTGAATCGGAATTAAAATATCCTAAAGAAATGGATACTAAAATGAGTGCAATGCAAGTTTCTTTAGAAAGTCAAATATCTAGTTTGAAAAAACAAGTGGTATTGCTTAACAAAGTAGTAAATGAAATTTTAAACACACCAATACAAAATGAAACTAAGGTTTCTAAAAATTGGGAAGAATTAAGTCCTTTAGAAAAATACAGACTAACAAAATAATTAATAACTAACAATTTAAAAAAAATATAAAATGGCAATTTCAGCAAGTATAATTGAGATTCGCGGCAAATCCGTAGAACCGATCATTGAAGAGATTTTATTCGCAAATGATACTGTAAATAAAAACTTAGTAACTTTAGCAACCGACATTAAAGCGGACACAATCTTTACTGAGAATGATAACACCGTAACAGCTCAAGCTTTTGCAAGTGGTGCTCCAACTTCATCAGGACAATTTGGAATAACTGATACTTTGATTACTCCAGTTAAAATAATGTACTACCAAGAATTCGACCCGAACGCTTTACGTTCTTCACGTTTCAACAGAACTATGAAGCCAGGAGCTTGGGAAATTGAATCAAGTGAATTTGGTTCTGTAGTATTAAAGTCTTATGGTAATTTAATTGCTGAAGATTTACAAAGTAAGTTTTGGAATGGTGCAACAAGTGCTACACGTACTGCAGTTGCAGCTTTAACTCCAGGTACTGCTCAGAATCAAGTTAGTTCAGTTGAACAAGCATTAGTTGCTTCAGGTTCAGCTTCATTACTTGATGGTGTTGCAACTAGAATGATTTATAATGGTGGTGCTTTAGGAACTCGTATTAAAGTTTTAGGAACTACAATCGATGCAACTAACATCCAAACTGAATATGCTAAGGTTTATGCAGCTATCCCAGCAAGAGTTATTAATGGTGCAGTTAAGCCATTTATTTACGCTCCTTATTCTCACAAACAATTTATAAATATTTATAACGTATCTGCTACTTACCGTGATTTATTCGCAGTAACTAATTTAGGTCAACCAACTGAAGCTTATTTTTACAATGGTATACAAATTCAATTCGTGCCTTTAGCAGCAAACGTTGTTATCGCAGCACGTCCTGATTATATTTACTGGTGTACTGATTTAGTTAGTGATATCAATAAGTTTGAAGTTAACAAAATTGCTTTCAATCGTGAAGATATGTTCGTTAAGAATATCATGACAATCTTCGCACACGTTGTGAATCAAGCAATGAATGTTCTTTACGTAGGATAAATTTAATGGAGGGGCAACCCTCCTTATTATAAATAATTAAAATTATAAAAATATGGCATGCGTATTAACATCAGGTTATACCTTTCTCGGATGTAAAGGTGGAGCTGGAGGAATAAAGAAAGTTTATCTAACTGAATTTGAAAACAACTCAGGAACTGGTTCAACTTTTACATCAACTGCTGGATTAGTTACAGCTTATACTTTAGCTACAGGCAAGAAGTATCGAGTATATTCTTTGGATAAAGAGATGGGAATGTTTACAAGTCCTGGTACTTATACACCAGCTTCAGGAACTATTTCATACGAACCACAAATCGATTTCACTATTAAAAAATTAACTACTACAGTTATTCAAGAAATTCAATTAGTTGCTCAAAACGTATTGACAATGATGGTTGAAGATATTAACGGTGATTATTGGTTATTTGGTAAGGATCAAGGAATGGATTTATTAACTTGGAGTACTGAAAGCGGAACTGCAATTACTGACATGAATGGACACAAACTTTCTTTTAAAGGTAAGGAGATAGCTCCAATTTACAAAGTAACAAGTACTTTAATTGCTAACTTAATAGCTTAATCAATAACTTTTTAAATTTCAGCTCAGGCCCGTAAGCTTGGGCTTTTTTTTTAAATAACAAATTGATATATTTGTACGTTATATAAGTATGATAACAATTAATAAGAATAATAGTAATACAGTTATCTTAACATTACAGGAGAAATGTTTATTAGCAAATCCTTATTTTTTATTTCAGTTTAAAAACGTTCAAACAAATACATCACAATATTTTTTACCAGCGGACATAAGCACACAAAAAGAAAGATATAATGAATTTATAATAGTTGAAACAGCAACACCAACAACTGCTCAGATTTCATTAACAGTAGGCGATTACGAATATACGATTTACGAACAAGTAGGCAATAGTAATACTAATCCAACTGGATTAAATGTAGTGGAGGTGGGTTATGCAACTTGTTTTGATTTAACAAAAATTACATTTAAAGAATATCAAGGTGGAGCAATAACTAACAAGGTTTACAATGGCTAAAAAATTAGAAATATATAATGACATAATTACTATTAAGATGGATGTTAACCAACTTCCTAC